ATACGGTCTGCCCTACCTGCACACAAGATATCAAAGAAGAGTTTCGTGTAAATAGAATTAGTGACGCTCAAAATAAAGCAAAGGAACTCAAAAAAGGTTATGAAGATCTTGAAGAAACAATCAAGTTCGAACAGGAACGAGAGCGTCAATTCAATACCTTATCTAAGGAGATTATAAACTTAACGCATGGCATTTCTCAAAATAATATTAAGATCTCTGGATGTCAACGACAAATCAGAGATTTGGAATCGGAAATTCAAAGAATTACCGATCAATTTGCAAACAGAAATACTGAGCATGAAAAGTTAGCAGAATTTAAAAAATCTCTTCAACAAGTAATTCAAGATTTGGGAAATAATAAAGAAAAAATTCTTTATTATGATTTTGCTCATTTTTTGTTGAAAGATGATGGTGTTAAAACAAAAATAATTAAAAAGTATCTTCCTCTTATAAATCAACAAGTTAATCGATATCTTCAGTTGATGGATTTCTTTATTAATTTTCATCTTGATGAGGAATTTAATGAATCGGTTAAGTCTCCAATTCATGAACATTTTTCGTATTCGTCATTTAGTGAAGGTGAAAAAATGAGAATTGATTTAGCTTTACTTTTTACGTGGAGAGAAGTTGCACGAGTCAAAAATTCAATCAATACGAATTTATTGATTATGGACGAAGTATTTGATTCTTCTCTGGATGGATTTGGAACAGAAGAGTTTCTAAAAATTATTAGGTATATAATTAAAGATGCAAATATTTTTGTGATATCTCATAAAGGCGGACTTGAAGATAAGTTTGAAAATGTTATGAAATTTGAAAAAGTAAAGGGATTTAGTAAAGCATTATAATATAATGAGATTATTAGATTGAACAAATTGTAATCTATGTTAGAATCTAAATACTATCAATTAGGATTTTAACTTTATGCTATCTACTGCATATCGTCTTCGGTTAGAATTTATTTGTAAATGTATTGCAAATAAGGAAGAGGTGAAACTTGATGATATGGTATGGGCACAGAAACTTGCGAAAGCAAACACAACTGCCTATGAAATGTTGAAAAAAGCAAGAAGACAATCTTCACAAGAAATTGAAGAGGGTAGTATGGATGATTTTATGAATAGGATGGGGTTAGGTGACCCGGACCCATCCAATTATAAGACGGGATTTGGATCTGCTGATGAGATTGCAGATTGGTTTAATCATGAAAAAAGGGATGATTGGAGGCAACGTGACTAAGAATAAAATACTTGTATTGGACGATATAATTTCCGAATCTGATTGTAAATATTTGATTAGTTTATATGAGGAAAAGGGACCAACTCATGAGTGGTCAGGCACATATCCAATGTCAATAGGTAATTGTCCAATTTCACAAAAAATTCATCCATTTATATTCAAAATTCAAGATTCTATAAATGAATATAAAAATTTGAATGTTAAAGTTGATTGGTGTGAAATTGTAAAATGGCCTGCAGATTCTTTTAAGCAAGATCATTATGATTCATCATCAGACCAAACTGTTTTTGCTTCCATCGCATATCTAAATGATGATTATTCTGGTGGAGAAACTTATTTGGTTAATGATTTGGTTGTCAAACCTAAAAGAGGAAGAGTTATTGCTTTTGATGGACAACAATATTTGCATGGAGTAAGTCGTGTAAGTGCTGGTGATAGATATACAATAGCAATTTGGTATAAGTAAACTTTAAGTAATAAAAAAATGCAGGCAGTAATTTACAGCAACGGAAGTCAAGAGTGTGAGAGAATGGCATCTCTACTCAAAAAATTGGACGCACAAATTTTAGAGTATAAACTAAACAATCACTTCACTCAAAGATCTTTTGAATCGGAATTTGGTTTAGAGGCAACATATCCTCAAGTATCAATCGGTTATAGTCATATCGGTGATATGAAAGAAACTTTACAATTTATGAAAACCAATGGAATGTTTGTTTGATGAATAAGTAAGTATCCTATAAATAAGGATACTTTTTTTTTATAAATATATTTAAAAGTATATCAAAAGTAATGGACAATAAAACTTATACGGGTTTGATGGAAGCATATCAAGAAGTTTATATGCCTAAAGATGATAGTGATATATTAGAAGATATTATTATTGAACTTTGCAATCAATTTGGTGCATTTGAAAATCTTGAGGAACGTGCAGAGTTCGCTGTTGACGTTGTTGAATCTGATACTGTAGTTGAGTTTTTGACATTACTTTCCGAAGAATGTGACATAGATGTTGCAGAAATTCTTTCCGAATCTTATGAAAATTTAGATGAAGATTTAAAGGGAAAGGCATTTAGACTTGCAATTAATGCTCTTCCTAGTTCTGCAAGAAAAAAAATACTTAAAACAGTACTTCCTTCTGCATTAGGTAAGACTGGAAATACTCTTAAAGGTAGTGCAGCATCTGTTACTGTTAGAAATGCAAGAGGTGTAAGAGATCTTACAAAGGGAGCACCTAGACCACCTGGTCTTCCACTAGCGGCAGCAAACGCAAAAAAAGCTGCTAATTTTAGTGGCGCAACAAGACAACTTCCTAGTGCTGGTGGAACTTCTGCGGGGTCTATAAAGGCAAAAATTCAGCGGGGGAATACAAGAGATCAAATGGCTAAAAACCAAGTGACTACTTTTGTTCAAGGTCTTAAGCAGATGATCGCCCCCACTAGTTCTGTTACCAAACCTGTAATTAGTAAAGTTACCAAACCTGTAATTAGTAAAGTTACCAAACCTGTAATTAGTAAAATTACGACACCTAGATCAACTGGTGGTTTACTCGGAACTAGAACTATTAAAACACCTGGTGCAGGACTTCCAAGACAGGCACCAAAACCAGAGTTTGGTTCAGGTTCAGGTTCAGGTTATCCAAAATTACCAAAAACTCCACCTGGAAAAATTGTTCCATCTCCTAGTGGATCTCTTCAAACTCCTCCCGGAAGAATTGTTGCATCTCCTAGTGGCACACCAAAAGTACAACCGATTAAAAAAGTTTCTGTAAGAGATCTTGGACCTACTGCAAGAAGCACTGTAGGTAAGGGTGGAAAGACTCTTTCGGGTGATGGTGTTACGGATGTTTCTGCTAAAACGGTATCTTCTAGAAGAACTTTAAAAAGTTATCTTCAACAAATTGCTAGAAATAAGAAGGCTCTTACTGCTACTGCTATCGGAGTTGGTGCAGGTGCGGGTCTTTTATCTGATACTCCTAAAACTGCTGATACACCACCAGCAGTTCCTCCTAAATCATCTGTTGCAAATATTGATCCAACAAAACAAACTTCTGAAACACCTAAAGCAACTGAAACACCTAAAGCAACTGAAAAACCTAAAACACCTGAAACGACTAAAACAACTGAAACACCTAAAGCAACTGAAAAACCTGAAACACCTAAAGCAACTGAAAAACCTGAAACACCTAAAGCAACTGAAAAACCTGAAACACCTGAAACGACTAAAGCAACTAAAACACCAGTAATAAAGCAGACTGGTAATAAAGAAAAAGACGAGTCTGAATGGGAAAAGGCAAATCCTAGACTTGCAGCAGTTGCTAAAATGAGAAAAGCAGGTGCATCTAGAGAAGAAATTAATAAGGTTCTCTATAATAAGGGAACTAAAGCATATGGTGCTAAATAGATTTTAAAATTGCTAAATATTTAAAAAAAGTATAGAATCATGGATTCAAAGCAGGTAATAGGAATGATGGAGGCATATGCTTCCATCTATGAAAAGAAAGGTAATTGCGTAGACAAGAAAGACAAAGGTGCTCACAATTGTGCTAAGAAAGTCTGCTCTGAGCAATGGGGTGAAGGTGAAACCATCTTTGGACAACACGCTGTTCCCGATGAAAACGGTTTCGTTTCACACTACGATGTTCAGTTTGAGCATGGTATTGTAGAGAACGTATCTGTAGAAGATATGGAAGTTCTTACTATGGAAGGTCATTATAAGGAAGGTCACCGTTATGAGGGTGAGCAACTCGACGAGATGGGCGGTTTTATGAAAGCAGTGGGGAAAGTTGGTAAGGCAGTTCTTGGACCTGCTGATCAATCTCCCGAAGCCGAAGCAGCAAGAATGGGTAAGCGTAGACCTCAAACAAAACAGGAAAAGGGTGTTGCTGCTGGAACTGTAAATAATGAAGATGCAGACCTCTTTGATATTATCAAGGGTCACCTGATTGATGAAGGTTTTGCTGACAGTGAGGAAGCAGCACACTCTATTATGGCAAGTATGAGTGAAGGTTGGAAGCAGAGTATTGTTGAAGGTACTCCTGCCGATAGAGCACGCAGAGCTGTTAAGAATCAAAGAGATGGATATCATGGTGATGATGATGCACTCACCAAAGAAATGGATGCAACGAAAGCCGCTGTGGCTAGATTGAAGAAAGTGTGATCCAATTTTAAAACTGTCTACTTGGAGGTCTTCGGACCTCCTTTTTTTGTATGGTGTCCTGATACATCAAAGAACAATGCAAGTCCCAAATTGGAAGCATCACTCCAAGAAGGAGCAAAAACGAAAACTAAAACCTCAGGCAATGCGTTCCCGAAAGGAAGCACTGAGACACTTCAAGAACCGTCACATGACCTCCCCCAAAAAGGGAGGTTCTTTTGTATAATACGTTCATACGCATCAAACCCATGACCGTCAGGCACGAAATCAAATCTCAACTTGCCAAACTTCTTGCTACTGAAGACCTTGTGGTTGAGAACAAGAATGTTGAGACCGCATGTTTCAATGTCCATACTCGTGTGCTGACACTGCCGAACTGGGATAAAGCAGGTAATGAGATATATGATATGTTGGTGGCACATGAAGTGGGACATGCACTTTATACACCAGATCGTGATTGGATAAAAGATTATAAGATACCTCCACAGTTTGTGAATGTTGTGGAGGATGTTCGCATTGAGAAAATGATGAAGCGTCGTTATGCTGGAATTTCCAAGACCTTCTATAAAGGATATAATTTTCTTGCCGATGAGGACTTCTTTGGTGTTGAGTGTGAAGATGTAAGTAAGATGAATCTTGCTGACCGTGTAAATCTTCACTTTAAGATTGGTAACTTTGTTGATATTCCTTTTGGTGAAGATGTGGAGATGCCTATCGTTCGCATGATCGAAGGTTGTGAGGATTTTGATGACGTTTTGATTGCTGCACAGACACTCTATAAGTATTGTCAGGATCAGATGAATACAGAAACCAAGACTGATATGGATTCATTAGAATCGCAAAGTTCTGGTTCATCCGAAGAGCAATCTGATAATTCTATGGAGCAACAACAGCAACCTGGAGAATCTGAAGATAGTACAGACACCGAGCAAGAGACCGAGCATGTTGCCGAGCAAGACACCGAGCATGTTCGTCAGGGTGGAGAAACTAATCCTGAACCTAAAGTCGATACGATGGATTCACTGCAGGATGCAATTAAAAAACTTGCATCGATGGATGGATTTGAGAATGTTTATGTAGAACTTCCTCAAGTCAATCTTGATGATATTATTGTTCCAAATGGAGAGATTCACGAGAGATGTGATGAACTCTGGGACAATCCGCATGATCCTTATCTGTTCGATTATGTTGATAGTGAGTTTATGAAATTCAAAAAATCAGCACAGAAAGAGGTAAATTATCTTGTAAAAGAATTCGAATGTAGAAAATCTGCTAATAGCTATGCTCGTGCTACTACTAGTCGCACTGGAGTTTTGGACTGCTCTAAACTCCACACCTACAAATACAATGAAGACTTATTCAAGAAAGTAACCACACTTGCCGATGGTAAAGATCATGGATTGATTTTTATTCTTGATTGGTCTGGTTCGATGACCCATGTAATGATGGATACTATGAAACAGTTATTCAATCTTGTATGGTTCTGTAAGAAAGTTTCTATTCCATTTGAGGTATATGCATTCACGAATGAGTATCCATTAGTAAGTGATGATGGAGAACAACTTTGTCGTAAAAGACCATATGAGAAAAAAGATGGTCTGATGCAGGTTGGAGAACAGTTTTCTTTGATGAACATTTTGTCGCACAAAGTCAATTCTAAAACTTTGGAAAAACAATTGAAGAATATGTTCCGTCTTGCACAATACATTACTTTCGGTGGAAGATATTCTATTCCTGTTGGAATGGGATTGTCTGGAACTCCCTTGAATGAAACGATGATTGCACTTCATCAAATCATTCCACAGTTTAAGAAAAATACTAAAGTTCAAAAAGTTCAGTGTGTCGTATTGAGTGATGGTGAGGGTTATGGACTTACTTATCACCGTGAGATTCAACGTTCATGGGAGTTCGAACCTTTTATTGGACTTGGAAGAATTGGTGATAATTGTTATCTCCGTGATCGTAAAACAGGAAACACTTATTCTTTGGATTCTATGTGGGATGACTATACTGATATTTTGATTCAAAATTTGAGAGACAATTTTACTGATACTAATTTTATTGGTATTCGTGTTCTTGAGTCTCGTGATTCTCATCGTTTTATTAGTCGTTATACTTTTGGTCAACGTGAACTAAAAGAGAAAATACAAAACCAGTGGAAAAAACAGAGATCATTTGCTATCAAAAATTCTGGATATCATTCTTATATTGCACTTTCGGCAACAACTCTTGCAGGTGAATCTGAATTTGATGTATCAGAAGATGCTTCCAAAACTCAAATCAAAAAATCTTTTATGAAGAGTTTGAAGAATAAAAAAATGAATAAGAAAATCTTAAATGAGTTTGTGGGACTTATTGCCTGATAAATATTTCTATAGTAATAGGTATTAAGAATGTCTAGATTTGGAGATTTATTAGGGGGAAAAACTCCGGCACCAGCTCCAGCAGCACCTGCACAACCTACTCCAGTTGCAGTTCCTTCAGAACCAGCAGAAGCAATTGCTCCTGAACCTACTCAAGAGGTTTTTGAGAGTGATGTTTCTATTGACGAAATGGATAAGGATGAACTTGAAGAGTATGGTAGAACTGTCGGTATTGAGTTGGATAGAAGGCACTCTCGTAGAAAATTGATCCGAGAGTTGAAAGAGCATCTGACCAATTCCTAAACTGTCTACTGGGGGTCGTCAAGACCCCTTTTTTCTTGTATAATAACTTCAGTTGAAACAAACAAAGCAACCAATGCCCCTCTCTACTGAATACATCGTCACTTCATTACAAGAACTTTATGGAGAGTCTGTAACTGGTTCTGATATTCGTGGATGGTGTGCGATGAACGGATCCAACTATCAGACAGTTACAAATAAAATTGCTG